GTCCAACGTGCGGACCTGCGCGCATACTAATACCACGCAGTTTGTAAACAGCAGCAACGACACAGCTAAACAATAGCGTGTGCAGTGGGGACGAAAACCCATTCCCCATAGTGGACACCATGTTAAGAGCAAGCGACCTGTTACCAGGTAGCCGGCATGTACCCGATCGGAATAGCATCAACCAGTCAAACATCCCTTTCGGGAAGACTGATTTTGCCATCTTCACGGACATGCTATCGGACGCGCTCTCCAGGTCAATGGTTGAATACTGACCTGTCTCGCTGCCAATCCGCGCAAGCTCGCCGTTTAAGGCCGGTTGGGTCTCAAGATCGATATGGAAGAATTGCTTCATCCGGTCTCGCATGAGATTCCCAGTACCAAGCTGATACCACAAATTAACCGTGGGCTCAGTGCTGATACACCTGGCTGTGTCAACGTTCTTATTCACAAAGCTAAGTGAGTTCCCTGGAACGATGCGCTCCCCATACCTTGTGTGCCTAGTGCGTTCTGCATTAGACCATAGGGGATGCAAGTCCATCGTCTTCCTCCAATTATCCAGGAGGTCAGGCCTCGTACAAGTCAACGGTCCATCGAACAATTTAGTGTAGTAGTCTGATGCACGTGCCAAGCACGACATCCCACTGCCAACATTACCTCTATGCATCGCTGCACTAAGGCTGTCGAGAACTGAACCGTCATCAGGAGAAAGATACCAAAAATCGTACAGAACGCTTTTCAACGTCCCATACAGCTCGGCGTCTCGCTCGCTGTCGATGCGCAACTCCCATTCATCACAGCGCTGATTCACTGCGATAAACTTGTCTAGGGCTGCCTTACAAGCAGTCTTCGACGGCCTATCCTGGTCGTTAAACTTCTTAACCAAGGAGTTAGCCAGCATGAAGCATTGAGCTTCAAGTGGAGTCGCATCGGGCCAAATAGGATCACCACCTGCAATAGATCGCAGCTGATAGTCTGTCAAAGGGCCACGAAGATCGAGGTACAGGGTGGAGCTGAGTATTTTAGTCACATCTGACATAACATCTCTCTCCATCAGTCAAGCCTTGGTTTAGTCGGAAACCGTTTCCACGGTCCCAACCTCTGGTGCAACCGGTACGCATCTGTTTTGAACAACAACAGTATGCATATTTACCGCCAGCACTCCCGCCACCAATACACAGATGACAAGGAGAACCAAATACTTCACGGCATTACTCCGGTCACAGCCAGCGTGCCAAAGGCGGCGCTAGACTGATCCAGGGCACCAATATGTGCTGAAAAGCACGCCCTGACACTCAGTGGATCTGTACCCTCCGAACCAGCAGGAACGTTGACAACGGTTGAAATCGTCATCACTTCTGCTGGCGCGGTCGACATAACCACGACACCCTTACGGGTGACGAGCTTATACGTATTCACCGGGTTGTTGATCACCGAGTAACCGTTCGCACCGATACGACCGCGAAGCCTCGCAAACTTGGGCTTCCAGTATGTCAGCGTAAACGGGGAAGAAACGTTGTTAGCTACCACACCAGTCTGGGTGCCACCCAAGGCAGTGACAGCGTACTGCTGTCCGTTGCTATCGGGTGCCATGTCAGCAGTAATGGTGTAAGTAGGTGACGTAAGACCCGTCTGGGTCTGACCCGTCACAGGCGAGCTCAAAAGAGCCATAAGATTCGCACTCCAGTTAAGTTAATGGAGAGTCCACCGCAATCAGCGAATGAGACCTTTTTTAGAGGTGAGTTCGTTGATGACCGCAGTAAAGTTCAAGGACTGACCCAACCCTGGTATTTTAAACTTAAGGTCAGGAAAGTAATGTCCTTGTGGCATGGACCCGCGAGTTACGTGTTTATGTTCGTCGACTACCGATCCACCCAGCGAGTACATTGTTGGGTGTGGGGGGGAACCCCCGCTAGGGTCGCCTGGAATGTAGCCCTGCTTCATGCTACCAGCTGTCGTTGTAACGACTTGGCGGGTTGTCATGTTAGACCAGGACAGATTCACAAACGCAAACGAACCGGCAGCAATCACATCTCCCAAATTGGAGAAATAATCAGCCATCCAACTAAATGGACAGATCTCATACACTGTTGGGACCCAGTTTTCAATACCGAGGCCCAAGGAGTCTAGCGGGATATCCGCGAAGTTTGTCCCAGTGTACGGATACAGGCCACCGCGAATTATTGCGGTGTTACGATACTCGCGCTTCCAGGGAAACCAAGTTTCAGTTCCGAAAGATACATCTCCGAAATTGAAACTTCCTGGGTAGTGGTAACCGTCAACGACTCGCGTCGTAACGTCACCGGTGCCAATAAATCTCTTAGCCGCTCGATGATAAACACCAAACGGTGAACCCATTGAGTCCAGGACTTTCTTGGCATCCGAAATATCGTTAAGCAGGGGCGTAGCCCCAAACTTCCAGCTGAGGTAAGAACCTGTCGCAGCTCCCAAGAACGCACTGTCCTTGCCAATCCGCTTGTATCGTTTATTGATACCGCGCATATTGCCAAGGTAGTGTCTCGTGAGGTCCGCTAAGGACTTAGCAGGTGATTTCAAGAAGTGCAGTGTTTCGCGGAGTTCGCCGATGAACTGGCCACCTTGGACGGTTTGCACCGCCTTTTGGTAAGACTTCACGAAATTAATGTACGCCTTGTCGACAGCTTGTTGTTGAAGAGCAGCGTCTACAGCAAAGGTACCTTCCGGGACAACTTCCGTGTCAAAACATTGACACGATCCGGTGGTAAAACTAAAGTCCGGCAAAGCGCCGTAACTGTCCCTAGTCGCCCCGTTAGGGTTGATCTGTAGGGAACGCTGAAACGCGTCGTACGTTGTCGTAACATCGAGACCTGCCGCTTTGCGAGCTTTCCAATCAGGATAGTCCGCTCCGCGGTGGGAATAGTTCGTCCATTGGATAGTTCGTTCTTTTGAGCGGAGGATGTAATTCCCCTCATAAAACAAACCACCGTTCTGAACGAAAACACGTTTACAACTCGTGTTCTTGTCACGACTCATAGACTGCTCCTAGGTGGGTTGCCAAACCCATCTATGTAGGCTGGCTAAGTAAACCAACAGGCACGGAACCAACAGGTTCCCAGCCTTTAAAACGTAACTGCAAGTGTGTTGACAGTTTCCTACCTCCGGGAACGAGCTTGGGAAATCCCGGGCACGAGGCATGACGTCACACAATGTACTTCGCACTGCGAGGACCTAGAAGTAAAGGTCACCACACACTGCAGTTACAACAGAGCGGGCCTTCG